ACCCAACAATGATGACGGATTCAAAATCACACCCTCGGGCGGCTTCCAGTACCTTGGCCGGATCGAGGTCCAGCCTGGTTTCGCCGGGGAAGTCTACGACGCTCACGGCTTTGCCACGCCCTTGATCTTCTCGTAAGTCCGCAACCCGCCCATGCCGAGCATGCCGAACATAAGCTCCCATAGAACCTGATCCAGCACAGGCGGCTTCGGCAGGGGATGCCCGACCAGATCACCACCCCACAATGCCAGCGGGGTAACAACGTACTGAAACCCGAGAGCGATGGCACAGCACCACCCGATTGCAGGGCGCCAGCCGCCAATGAACAGCGAGCCGGTGTTTGCCTCCGCCTCGTTGACCTTGTTCTGGGCGGCGTCCCACGCCAACAGGTCGGTGCGTAATTCCTGCTCCGCCTTCGCCTTCTCGGCAGGATCTGGAATGAACTTGTTGATAATCTTGAGGCCAGCGCCTATCGCGTCGTCAATGCCAAATGCCATATCAATATGTCCAGTCTGCCGGACGTGTCGCCGCATCGTGGCCAACGTCCAGATGTGTAAATGTCTTGCCGTGCCCGATCCCGAGGAATCCGAGGGCGTAGGCGTGACGTTTCAATTCGTATTTGCTGGTTGCGTCTGGGGTAGCGATATCAGCGGCCCGTCCTTGCCCGTGCGCGCCCGGTGAGGGCTTATCTCGTTCCTCGGGGTGGTTGGCGCACCTAAACCCGCTTGTGACCGTCATGGGCTTGCCGTAGGCCTCTCTGAGGGCATCCAGCGCCATGACAAGGCCGGGGGTTACGTGAGCGCGGCCACAACCGCACGAACAGATAAATTCTGATTCCCGAAAGTGCTTAACCTTTGACCAGTCAACCATCGTTTACCTCACTCGCGATAGCGATATATCCCGCCGCGTCCACATAGTCGTCATCGTTGTTTTTGCCGTAGCAGGTGCGCCCTATCTTTAAGAGCGCCATCATCATGGCCACGTCCCTTGCTGAGAGGGTTACGCCCGTATATGCAGACCAGAGGGCGGCGATTCTCTCGAAGGATTGTTTTGGATCGCCGTGGCTTTCCCGCCTGTCTCCGTCAACAAGCATTGCAGCGGTGGCGAATACGGTTGATGCTTTCACTCAATCATCTCCGGGGTTACGTGATTGACGGCGACTTGGCCGTGTTCCTTGTGATACGTGATGCAGCTTGTTTTCCGCTCGGCAAACCAGCCCCCTCGGGCCGCGTATGCGTCCTTTGCCGCAAGGGTCTGGTGCTGCGTCAGGATAATCCCGTCATCTTCCTTGACGTGCGTGTGGTGAAGGTGTCCGCAGTGTCCGTACCGCTTGACCGTGTTGCCCCATACCTTCGGGAACTGAGCCGCGAATAACGAGGTCAGACCGGCGAATTTCTTCAAATGCCCATGATGGAAGAACAGCGCCGTCTCGCCGTGCTGATATGCATAATATGGGAGCGGGGTTGTCTCCACGGTAACGCGGGGGTCTTTCTCATAAAGCGCAGCAAACATCTGACGAAGCCAGATAGATGACGCCATGTCGTGATTGCCCTCGGCCATGATAACGTGGACGTGTTCGTGTTTCGCCAAGGCCATATCGATGACCTGCCGCAGCGCACGAATGGCAACGGCAACGATTTTGGCGAACCTGGAATCGGCGTCTAGAACGTGGTTGGAGGTCGGGGTTACAGAAAGTATCCCGTCGAAGTGGAGGAAGTCGCCAAGCTGGCAGACAATGCCGGTCTTTGCGTCGGGGGCAACCGCAAGCATGTGAGCGAAGCACTTGACGAGTAATTCCTCGGCAATGTCGATGTTCCAGTTTTCGCCCGTCTCGCGGTGCCACGCCAACATGCCGAGATGGTAGTCCGTCAGCACCATGAGATTGCATAGGTCGTCAATCGTGGCCTTGGGGGCCTTGATTGGCTTGGCGCGGGGGATGTCTTCGGAAAGCGCCGCGACGGCTTCCCGCATGGCCTGCTCTTGCGCTTCCCGGTCCCGATCCGTCTTGACCCATTGCGCCTTCATTTCACCGTCAGGCCCGTACAGGGTTGACGTGCCCTTGAGGGAATATCCGGGCGGGGATTGGTGCGTCAGGTCGTATTCGGGAGCATACCCCGCCATTGCGGCCTTCAGCGCCACGGCCCGCTTGGCGGTATGGAAAACCCGCCTGTTGCACCCTATCGCTTCGGCGGCGATGCGCTCCGAGTCGTATTGCGTCAGCGCGGTTAGCACTTCCCACTGCCGAGGCGTCGAGAACTGCTCAAGATTCGGGTCTAGGATAAACGCCATGCGTAATGGCCTTGTCCAGTTTCAACGATAGTGACACTGCGAAATAAGTAGCTCTGTGAATGCGTCCACGCCCATCGTCGCGCTGGTGTCTTTATCCCCGCGAGATTTCAGAAAGGCGCGCTGTGTCGTGTATGCCTGCCCCTCACGCTCCCCGGAACAATCCGAGCGGCGATGCCCGTTGATGTTCTGCAGGTGGTGAACGAACTCATGCAACAGGACGGAAAGGTCGTATTCCTTCGTCGGGTCAAGGTTCTCGTTGACCGTTATTGTTTTCGTATCGTTGTTATAGAGCGCGACGGTGTTAAGACATCCCCCGTCCGGGCAGAACTCGCGGTTGATTTCCTCGGATGATTTCAGGACCACCCTCGGCATGAACGGATCTGGCTGGTGATACGCCGTCAGGAGAACCGAGGCGAACAGCGCCCCGATGAGGAAGATTGCCGCATCCCTCACGAATCACGCCCGCCCGGAATGTATGGATGGCCGGAAAGCAGGGATTCGATAATCAGGAGCGGAATGATTTCCTTGGTTTGAATGCACCCGTCCCCGCCGATCCAGACCACAATCCCGGCTGGCATGGAATTGTTAGGCGTCTGCCGGGCAAGGTGCGCGTCCAATGCGGCGCGGGCAATCCAGACCGCCACATTCGCGGAGGTTCTGTGAGACTGCGGCGGGGTTTCGTTGTATGCCTGATTGAATGTCTTTGTCTCTGCTTCGTTTAAGTATCGCTCAAGGACTTCCCGGTCTGCGTTGCGCTGCCTGATTTCCGCCTTGTATCCCGGATACCAGTTGAGGCGATGCCCACACCTTTCTGCCACTTGCTCCGTTACGGGCGGCGCGTCCGCTACACATGCAGACACAAAAAAAGCCGCAAGTGCGGCCAGCAGAAAGCGCATGAGAGACTCCTTAATCTGGATCGTTCCGGGCGCGGTGCCAGCGCCACAACAGAAAGCCTATCGACACCAACAAAAAGATGATGGATAGCGTCGTGTTAATGACATCAAGCCAGTCGGCAAGGATTGTCAGAAATCCGGGGATTATCGCCGGGGCGGCTTTCGCTACGGCGTGAAGCTCATCAACGGGGGCCTTATTCATCGTCACCATCCTGTCGTGAAGTCATAAGCAGCAACCTCGGCGGCTGTGGTCAGGGCGTTGAGGGCGTCGGAATGGGCTTTCTCGTTGTCAAAACATGATTGAACATGCCCGCGCACGGCGTCGGCAATGATTTCGGAAAGCTGGTCTAATTCGGGCATCGTCTTACGCTGGCCCCCATGATGCTGCGATTGATGTTTGGTTGCTGCCGGATGCATCAAAGCCGATTGCAAGCGGCGTTTGCGCGGATGCGAAAGCAAGCGCACCACCATATTGATATCTGTTGCTTTCGACGTTCTCGTCATACGCCTCCGTTACGCCCGTGACGGTACAGGCGGCCCCGTTATCAGAACGGGAACACGCGATGGCGATGCCGTTAGCGGGGACATTCAGAGACAAAGATCCGGGTTCGCTCGGGTCCGTGTCCGTTGCATGCGTCGAGGAACTAATCCCATACGCTGCGAACACCCCGATACCGCATGCGACCATTGAATCGCTGAACGTAACCACGATGGTTGCGGTGGTTCCGCTGGCTACCGCCAGGGAATACATGGCCGAAAGCTGGTCGGTGGATGTTGGGTTCTGATAGTCGATTAGCTCGGTCGCTGAAACGCCGCCGATTGTGACGCCTGAAACCGACCGAGAAAACCCCGCCCCGTTGCCTGAGATGCAGACAACGACCGTCCTGTTTGCCGCCGCCGTTCCAATCGCATGACTGGTGAACGTGTATGTGGTCTGGTCGGTGCCATCCACGGACGATCCGGCAAAGGACACGCTTGCAGGAACAACCCCACCGCCCGCTCCGAAGCCGATCAACTGGCTGCCGGACATGAACATTACGAATCGTCCGCCGCGTTGACGGTGTAGAAAATCTTC